CGACGGCCACCGCTTCATACTCAAGCGTCCGAAGCCCGAGGTGATCGCCACCGGCCCAGCCAAAGAAGTCTTCGTTCCCAAAAAGAAGTAAATGAACTTTATCGAGCGTGCGATCGGGGCCGTCGCCCCTGGCGTAGCTCTGCGCAGGCTCCGTTCGCGTGTGGCTCTCGAATACGCGGAGAAGCTGGTCGCGAAAAAGGGCGAGCGCGAAAACTTCAGTTATGCCGGCGCTTCAGCTGGCCGCCGCGTTCACGGATGGTACGCACCATCGAGCGACGCCAACGTCGAGCTGATGGGCGCGCTCATCTGGCTCCGCGATCGCTCGCGCGACCTGGTGCGCAACAATCCCCACGCTTCGAAGGCGCTGGAGGAGCTGGTCGGAAACTCGGTGGGCACCGGCATCGTCCCGACGGCGAGCACCGGCAATGCCGCCATCGACAAGGTCATCAATAACGAATGGCCCTACTTCGTCGAGCAGTGCGATACGCCGCAGCGGCTCGATTTCTACGGCATGCAGGCGCTGATGATGCGCTCCACGGCCGAGAGCGGCGAGGGCCTGATCCGCTACCGGCCGCGTCTGCCGCAGGACAATTTGCGCGTCCCTCTGCAGCTCCAGCTCCTGGAAGCGGACTTTTTGGACCAGACACGCACCATGGGCCTCCTCAACGGTCACGTCATGCAGGGCGTGCAGTTCGATCTTCTCGGCCGCCGCGAGGCGTACTGGCTGTTCAGCTATCACCCTGGCGGCGTGCTGATCCTCAATCCGCGCGGAGGCATCATCAGCCAGCCCGTGCCGGCGTCGCAGATCATGCACATCTACCGTGTGCTGCGGCCTGGCCAGGTGCGCGGGGTGCCGTGGATGGCGCCGTCGATGATGCCGTTCCGCGATCTCGACGACTATCGCGATGCGGAGGGCGTCCGCAAAAAGATCGAGGCCTGCATCGCCGCATTCGTCACGCAGCCCGAGGGCATTGGCGGAACGCCGATGGGGATCAAGGGCCCCGATCCCTTGATGAAGCAGCAGGTCGAGTCTTTCGAGCCCGGCATGATCGAATACCTCAAGCCCGGCGAGGACGTGAAGTTTAACAATCCCATGGCGACCGGCGGCTATGGCGAATTCTGCCGCACGGAGCTGCAGCGCGCCGCGGCCGGCATCAACACGCCCTACGAGCTGATGACCGGCGACATGTCGCAGGTCAACTATTCGTCCTATCGCGCCGGCATGCTCAGCTACCGGCAGACGATCGAAGGCTACCGCTGGCTGACGCTGGTCCCGATGTTCTGCGCGCCCGTGCGCCGCAAGTTCATCGACGTTCTCGCCCTGCAGGGCAAGCTTCCGGCGTCGGCGATGACCGACCCGAAGCTAAATCTTTACTCGACGCTGTGGACGGCGCCGAAGTTTGAAAGCGTGGATCCGCTGAAGGACACCATGTCGGACTTGAAGAAGATCCGCATGGGCGCGGTGACGCTCTTTGAGGTGATCGCCCAGCACGGATACGACCCGGACCAGCAGCTTCAGCAGATCGCCAGCATCAACGCGAAGCTCGACAAGCTGGAAATCATTCTCGACTGTGATCCGCGTAACACCACCGACCGCGGCATGGAGCAGCCTGCAGGCACCGAAGAGCGGAAGCCCGATTCGAAAGCCGCGCCAGGCGCGCCGCGCGGGCAAGGACTGACCGCGGAAGACATCCGGCGGGCGGTGGAGGAGTTGGGGAACAAGACGGATTATCTGACGGCAAACGCCATGCAGCACGGCAAGCGCTCCTGGTCTTCGACCACCAGGCTGACCGTCAGTTAGCGCAATTAAAATCGAGGAATTTTTTATGGACAAAAACTTACTGAACAAGCTCGCGGGCGAGCTCGACGCGGCTCCGCGCACCAAAACGGAGGCGGCCGGCGAAGGGCAGACCGTCATCACGCTGAGCGACGAACTGGCAAAGAAGCTCGCCGCCGATCTGCGCGCCGCCGGGGCGACTCCGGCCGTCGTCAGCGACAAGAAATTCGCCGAGCAGTTCGGGGCCAAGGAAAAGAACGAGGCGCCCGACGGCAGCACGGAGTTCGTGCCTTCCACCGCGAATGAGAAGGACGGCACCATCGATTGCGTCTGGTACGGAGGCCAGCAGGTTCCGCGGTGCGATCCGGACACGGGTGATCCTTACATGCTCACCCTCGACATGAACGGCTGCCGCATGGAGCGGCTCAACGCCGGCGCGCCGGTCTTCGATTCGCACTTCAGCGGTGACGATTTCAAATCGCTGATCGCCGGCAAGGTCGGAACGAAGGCTCAGGTCGGCGTGGTCAAGAAGGCCTGGAAGGACGGCCAGAAGGGCAAGGCCACGCTCAAGTTCGACATGGGCAGCCCGGAAGGCTCGGAGATGTTCCGCAAGGCCTCCACCGGCATCGTTCAGAACCTCAGCCACGGGACCTGGATTTACAAGCGGGAGAAGACGCAGGCCCAGGCCACTCAGGAGGGCGCGCCTCCCTACTCGAACCCGAACGAAATGGGAATGTTCACGGCGACCGATTGGGAGCCGTTCGAGATCTCGCCGTGCCCCGTGCCGGCGGATTTCTCGACGCAGTTTTTGAGCGCCGGCGGCGGCGCGGACACCACGGCAGCCAGAGAGGCAGCCCTGAAAAAGGAAAGAGAGAAAAATATGGACGAGACAAAACTCGCCGCTGCGCGCAATGAGGCAGCGGCGGAAGCGGTAAAACTGGAGCGCAAGCGCGTCGACGATATCCGCGCGCTGGCTGCGCCTTTCAAGATGACCGAGGCGTTCACCAGCAAGCTGATCGGCGACGGCCTGACGGTGGACGATGCCCGCAATAGCATCATGACGGAGCTGGCCGCGGCGGCCCAGAGGGATGCGAGCGGCAAGCCCTTCGTCATCCGCACCGAAATCACCATGGGCGGCACCGACGAGCAGGAAACCAAGCTCGGGCAGATGCAGAGCGCGTTGCTGCTGCGCCACGATCCCAAGTTCTTCATGCGCCGCACCGAAGGCGGCAAGACCTTCCTGTCGGGCGCCGGCGAGGAAGTGCAGCGCAAAAACGAGGAACGCGCCCGCGAGTTTCGCGGTTTCAGCCTCCTCGAGATGGCACGCGAATATCTCAGCATGCGCGGCATCAATCACCGCGGCATGAACAAAATGCAGATTGCGGAGCTGGCGCTGCGCGGCAACGGCCGGGGCGCGGAAACCCAGCGCTTCGCCGGCGCGGAAACTTCGAGCGACTTCCCCGGCATCCTGGCCAACGTCGCCAACAAGACGCTCCGCATGGCCTATGAGGCCTATCCGCGGACCTTCCAGCCGCTCGCGCGCCAGGTCAGCGCTCCCGACTTCAAGCCGATCAACCGCGCGCAACTGAGCGATGCTCCTTCGCTTCAGGCTATTAACGAAAAGGGAGAGTTCCACCGCGCGAACCTGACCGATTCGAACCAGAACTACTCGCTGGTGACCTTCGGCGAAATCGTCGCCCTCACCCGCAAGGTGATCATCAACGACGATCTGCAGGCCTTCACCCGCGTCCCGGCCATCCTGGGCGTGGCCGCGGCTCGCCTCGAAAGCGATACCGTCTGGGCCGTCATCACCAGCAACCAGGTGATGCAGGCCGACAACGTGGCGCTATTCAACTCGGCCCACAGCAACCTGCTGACCGGATCGGGCAGCAGCCTGGTCACCGCCGCGCTGAGCGCCCTCAACATCGGGCGCCAGAATCTGCGTACGCAAAAAGCTCCGCAGGGCACTCCCTTGAACCTGACTCCGCGGTTCATCGCCGTGCCGGCCGCTCTCGAAACCTACATGTTGCAGGCGGTCTATCCGATCGACATCGCGTCGACCAGCCTGACGGCGGTGGTGCCCTCATGGGTCCGCAGCATGATCCCGGTGGTCGAGCCCCGTCTCGATGTCAACAGCGCCACCGCGTGGTATCTGTTCGCCGATCCGGCACAGATCGACACCCTCGAGTACTGCTACCTGGAAGGCCAGGAAGGCGTGTTCATCGAGACCCGCCAGGGCTTCGAAGTGGACGGCATGGAAATCAAGGCGCGGCTGGACTTCGCCGCCGCGGCCATCGATTACCGCGGCATGCAGAAGAACGCCGGGGCGTAAGGGCAAATCAACCTTGGGGCGGGCTCCGGCCCGCTCCTCCGAAAAAGAAAAAGAGGATTTTCAATCATGCAAAATTATGTACACAAGGGTGAAACCCTTACTTTTACGGCGCCCGGTAACGTCTCGGGCGGCAGCGGATTCCAGGTAGGCGCCATCTTCGCCATCGCTGCCTATACCGCGCTCTCTGGAGCATCGGTGGAAGGCGAGGTATGCGGCGTGTTCGACTTGACCAAGGACACCAGCACCTTCACCGACGGCGCGTCGGTCTATTGGGACAACGTCAACTTGGTTTGCACCTCGAACGTGAGCACCACCACCGGATTGAACCTGCTCATCGGTACGGCCGATATCATCCAAGCCAGCGGCACCAACGCGCTGGGCGGAGCTTCGGGCGACGCGACGGTGCGCGTCCGGCTCAATGCCAAGTTCGGGTCGGATCCGCGCCTCTTCATGGCGCACGCGCAGTACAACTTCGCCAGCGACGGTGGAGCGGAAGCCCTCATCACGCCGGCCGTCAACTCGACGATTCCGATCAACGCGGTCATCGTCGGCTCGGTCGTCAACTCGACCACGGCAGTGACTTCCGCGGGATCGGCGACGCTCGCGGTGGGGACCTCGGCCGGTTCTTTGGCGAATTCGCTGCTGACGGCGACCGCGAAGGCCTCGCTTGGCACGAACGCCCTGGTAGCAGGCGCGGCGCAGTTCGCGACGCCGGTGAAGATGTCGGCGGCCGGACAGATCACCGTCACGCCGGCCGTCGCGGCGCTGACCGCGGGAGTGGTCGAGATCTACGTTTTCTATTACGTCTCGAACACTTAAACCAACCTTAAACCAATATGTCCTGGGCGGATCAGGTGGAGCGCGCGCACGCCGCGTTTCTCGCAGCATGGGGAATCGCGGCGCTGTGGCAGGCGCAGGACCAGTCCGCCTCGGCCACCATCACCGGGGTCATTAAAAACCCCGGCATGCATGAAGAGTATGTTCCGGGCGGCTCGACGGGGACGTCGGTCGTCCGGTTTTGGGTCGATATGAATTCACTCAATCCCCAGCCCATCGCCGGCGACGGGATCACGCTGAACGGCGTTACCTACGATATCGGCGACATCGATGTCGATATCGAGGGCGGCGCCGTGTTGAAGCTGAGGCGGAATGCTTAACCCGTCTCTCATCGTCGACGCGGTGGTCAGCACGCTGCAAACGATCCCTCCGTTGGTGACGGCGATGAATGGCGACCCGACCCGCATCGCGGCATTCCACTATCTGTACGGGCCGAACGTACCGCTCGAGAAGGC